TGGGGAATGCATTTCATAGGTTATGGATGGGTGCGGTAAATGGGGAGAACGAATACTTACCTATTTTCGTACCTTGGTTCTTGATGACAGAGTACCAGAGAAAGATCTCTGCGGGTACTGTATTTGAAAGATCAGCCGAAGAAGAAGTATTAGTAACAAGATTCAACTTAAGTGATGAACAGTTATATTGGAGAAGACTGAAGATTGCGGAGGGTGGTCTGGATAAGTTCCGTCAGGAGTATCCTGCGACTCCTGAAGAAGCTTTCATTATCTCAGGCTCTAATGTATTTAACCTAGAGAAACTAAGTCAATTAATTCCTCAACCTATCTTAGCTAAGAGAGAGTTTAACTTTGAGTCTTCTATGATGGAGGATGTTCAGAGGGGTTCTATTGAGATATTTAAGTATCCCACCTTTGAGGATGCTTTTGTTATCGGAGCTGATGTAGCCTTGGGTGTAGGTAAAGATTATTCTTCTGCTGTAATTATGGATGCCCAAAGAAGGGTATGTGCTGTATACAGAAACAATACTATTGATCCATCTCAGTTTGGTGACTTATTGTTTTACTTAGGCAGATACTACAACAATGCTTTGTTAGCTGTAGAGTCTAACTCTATGGGTATTGCAACATTAAACAGACTCACACAGATGAAGTATGTTAACATGTACTACCAAACAAAGATGTCTAATGTATCCAAAGAAGAAGGTAACCGGATTGGCTGGAGAACTACTTCAGCATCTAAACCCGCTATTATTGGTTTTCTTAAGAACGCTATTGAACAAGAAGAAATCTGGATTCCATCACGGATTATTATCGGTGAACTAATGAATTATGTTGCTGATGACTCAGGAAAGACAAACGCTATTGTGGGGCATAACGATGATACTGTTATTGCCTTGGCTATTGCTCTGGAAGTTATCAGGACTCATGGTGACAGACTAACAACTAACAATGTACCTTTTGCTCAGAAAGCAGGGTCATTTCAACAAATAGAAAGTACGTGGTTATAATGACAGTATTTTATAATGATAAAAAAGAGACGCAGGATATCAAGAAGTTTATTAAGCTTCCCACTCCTGTCAAACAAGTTAATCCAAAAGAAAAGATTGGGGATAAAAGCGGTCGTACGCTACCAATCCGAGGACAGTAATTAGTCCCTTGTGTCTTAGCTCGGGGCGACTGGCGGGTGGACGACCAGAAGATATATAACAAGTCATTGTTGACTTTGATTGAATGATTGATAGATAACCAAGAAAGGTTAACAATGGCAGATAATACAACGACTTCTATTAGGTTTACAGATAGGTATAAAGATCCAGTAGGAGATAATGAACTCCTTGCTATGATTGAACAGGGTGTAATGAACTCTGTTGGTGACTTCTTGAATAGTTCTGACTTAGCTCGTGAACGACAAAAGGCTACTTATGAATACGGCATGATGCCGCAATTCCACCTTACACCACAGGGTGTTTCCCAGATTGTATCTTCTGATACAGTAGAGGCTGTTGAGGGTTATACCGCTATTCTTGCTGAACTTATGTTTAACAACAATAAGTTGGCCAGATTTATTCCTGCGGGTACCACACCTAAAGACTATCATGAGGCTAAAGTAGCTTCTGATCTGGTTAACTATGCTATCTTTAAACAGAATCCTGGATGGGAAATCCTTAACACATGGGTTAAGTCTGCTCTGTTATGGAAGAATAGTATTGTTCGTTGGGAGTTTATTGAAGACTTTGATTACTCATTTGAAGAGTATGACTCTATTGAACAAGTTAACTTAGATACACTGCTGTCTGACCCTGATGTTGAAATCATTGGTGAATTAAAGTATGAACAAGAACTAAGCACTGATGAACAAGGTAATTCTGTATACAACATGGTATACAAGGATGTTCGCCTCAAAAAGAAGTATAACAAAACACGTATTCAGATTAAGAACGTACACCCCGAATGTTTCCGTGTTACCCGTGATGGTGACACTATTGATGAGAAGTCATTCGTAGGTATTCAGATCGATATGACTCGTTCTGAAGTTAGAAAGTTTTTCCCACATATTGCAGAGAATATTGACTGGGACGCGATTGGAGACGGTAGCTACGATTGGGCTACCAAGTACACCGAAGAGCAATCTGCTCGAAAGCGTCTGGTTGGTGAAGAGTACTGGCTAGGTGGGAATTCACGGGAACTATTCCCGTCAGAAGCTAACAGACAGATTACTGTTATTGAATGTTGGTTACGTGTTGACCGTGATGGTGATGGTATTGCTGAACTTAAACACTTCATTATTGCAGGATCAACTATCCTACTAGAAGAAGATTGTGAATCTATTCCACTAGCTACACTATGCCCCTTTGAAGTTCCTCACGAATTCTTTGGTCTATCTGTTGCTGATATGGTTCGCCCTTCTACTATGGCCTCTACTGCTATCCTACGGGGTTTTGTAGAGAACGTATACCTAACTAACTACTCACCTAAACTAGCTGACCCTAACGTAGTTGACTTTAGTGCTCTTCAGAACATGAAGCCTAAACAGATTATTGCCACAAACGGTAATCCACAGTCTGCTGTTGCAGCGCTTACCCCTGATACAATCAGTCAAGGTACTGTACCACTTCTTGAACTACTCCAAGTTCATAAGGAACAAGCTACAGGTATGGGTAAAGCTGCTCAAGGTCTTAACGATACACTGTATGTCTCTGGTAATAGCGAAGCTAAAATGCAACAAGCTATGTCAGCAGCACAAGTACGTATTCAATTCATGGCTCGTAGGTTTGCTGAGACAGGCTTTAAACGTCTGACTGAAGGCATCTACAAAACAATGAGAACAAAGCTTCGTGGTAAAACCACTAAGTACTTTGATCAGAATAATATCTTCAAGCAGGTTGATCCAGGTACCTTACCTGACAATATGCTGATGTATGTTGATGTTGATGTCGGTGAAAATAGCAATAGCAATATCGTTAAAAAGATGACGATGATTGGACAACAACTGTTACCCGCGCTACAAGCTGCTGGTGCAGGTGGTGCTATCAGTCCGGAAGCCGCTATTAAGATTGCCTGTAAGACTATCGAAGCTCTTGACTTAGATCCACTAGACTATCTGGTAGATTACACAGCTCCTGACTTCAAAGATCAAGCAGCTAAATCTCGAAAAGATGAGATGGATGCTGCTGCTAAACAAAAAGCTTTAGAAGAACAATCTATTCAACTTAATTTAGCACAGCAACAAGCTACTCTTGACCTGACAAACATTCAATCTAAAAATGCCATGCAAGATAATACTAAACAACTTATGGTTGCTTTAGATAAGTCTTATCAGGAATGGGCTAAGCTACATATCTCTGCTGCTAAAGAAGGTGTTGAATTGCCTAAGCAACCTGACATCGCAGAACTATTAAAGATTGCCAAACAAGTGATTGACTCTGATATCCAGATGGATGCAACCCGCCCACAAGGTGGTGCGCCTATGCCACAGGTACAAGGGCCAGCTGCTATGGGTGAACAAACACAAATGTAATTAACACGGCCTTCCCCTTCCGAAAGGATGCGGGAGGGTTCTTCATAGAAATAAATAAATGGATAAATATCGAGTTGGCTTTGAAAAGAAGATTAAGCCGAAGATGAATCATGAGACAGGTGAATACAAAGTAGAACCTTTCCGTGATGCCCAAATTGCTTTAGGACGAGCACAATTTGTACAGCGAGAACGAGAACAGTTCTTCGGTGAAGCATATGGTGAAATCCTTGCAGACCTCTTTGTTGCATGGCTGGCTACAGAACCCCACTGCAGTAAAGAAAGAGAATACTTATACCACACGGCTATGGCCCTTGGTAGTGTTAAAGAGAAACTAGTTGGCATTGAAATGTACGGTAATAACGTAAAGTTCATGGCTCAACAAAACAAAGATGCCCAAGAGGGGCCAGAAAGTAATAACGAAAATGAGTAAATACGCTAAATCAAAAGAAGTTCTTATCCGTGCTCGGGAAGAAATTGTAGGTGAACTTGTCCGTACAGGTGAATCAGGTGGTACTGGTCTGGCTCAACGCTATGCACCCCTCCTTGTTAATCTGCAACAAGCTATTGATGTAATCACATCACTAGAACAGCCAACACAAAAACAAGTATTAGCTACTCCAAAAGTAGAAAGTATTACTGGCGAACCTTCATTCGCTGAAAAAATGAAGAATGCTAAAGCCGCTAAGAAACTAGCAGCCACAGCTTAATAACAGACACAAAGGCATAAGAATATGAATCTATCACATCTCTCTACCAACACTCCAGCTTCTGAAATCAGTAGCAAGAGTTTCGATGACGGATCAAGTAGTAATGACTTGGAAGTAAAAAGTCTTGATGACATTCTAAGGAACAGCCCTGCAGCTAAACTGCTTGGCTTACCGGAATCTCTACCAACAGAAGACGAAGACGTCCCAAGTCCAGAAGAACCATCGGCAGAAGAAGAACAAGCCCAAGAGACCGATGAGGACACTGCTAACGACCTAGATGAAGAAGAATCAAATGATTCGGAAGAAGAAGAAAAAGTTGCGGATGATAAGTCTACCCAAAATACTGATTTACCTTCGGAAGAAGATATTGATTGGGAGTACCAAGTACCTGTCACTGTTGACGGTAAAACTGAGTACGTATCCTTAGAAGAAATCCGCAAGGGTTATTCTACTGACAAGCATCTATCTCAAAAGGGGCGCGAACTAGGCGAACTAAAGAAACAATTAGAAACAGAACGAACTGAAAAACTTCAGGAAGTTGTTACACTAGGACAAGTTATTCATGAAGAATTAACTGCTGTCGAAGGTGAACTGTCTACACAATACCATAAGCTATCTGCTGAGATTGATAAGGCTCGTGATGAAGGCGATACGTACGCTGCACGGGAATTAAAAGAACAGAGAGAAGCTATTCAAGAAAAGTATTGGAAGGCACGTAACAAACGTGAAGAACAAACTAAAGCGGTAGTTGAGAAGATTCAAATTCAACAACAAGAACAACAACAAGAGTTACTGAAAGAGTACCAGGAAAAGATCGTAGATCTGATTCCAGGATATTCAGATAAAGTTGCTAAAGCTGTTCGAGAATTTGCACTTAAAGAAGGTATTCCAGAAGATATTCTCGGGAGCATTTATAGCCCCGAAGTAGTTAAATTTGTGAATGACTATCGTAAACTCAAAACAGCTAAAGATACTGGTGAAGTTAAACGTAAAGCTGCTCCTGCTGTTAAGTCGGTACCCACTAAAAAGGGAACTCCTACTTCACAAAAGGAACGTGAAACCGTTAACAATAACCGCAGTAAAGTTCTGTCAGGTCAAGGATCTACTCAAGATCAACTTGATTTTCTAAAACGTATTTCTTCAGTAAGCAAAAAACTTTAATTCCAATCTTACTAAAGGAAAAATAAAATGGCTGGACAAACATTCAATGCAGGTGGCCCTAAAGCCGCCGCCCGTGGCGCATCTGCCACTGGTAACTCCGTAAACGCTGGTGAAAGAGAAGACCTCGCGAATTTCATTTCTATGATTTCACGCGATGAGACTCCTTTCATGAGTTCTATCGGTAAAACTAAAGCTACTGCCGTATTCCACGAGTGGCAAACTGACGAACTCGCTCCTCCTGCTTCTGCTCCAGTTGCTGAAGGCGTGTCTTACTCAACCCAAAACAGCGCTCAAGCTGCTGAACCTTTCCGTACCCGTCTAGGTAACTACAC